CAGCTTCTAGTCACTCCGTTCCATTTGCATTTGAGTAATGTTAGTTGTGCAAGCTCCATTTTTTGATCATCTGAAAGCTCTAGTTGCAAGATATTTTGGGGTAATCCGATTTATGATAACAAGTTTTCTGTTTCTTGCAAGTTTTTGCTTCCTCTAAACAAATATCCTAGTTTTTACAACATCTTCATTAATACTGTTCAAGTTTTATCTATTTGTTCCCACTTGGCGTTACTTTCTTTCAATTAATCTATATCTGAGTTTTCCATGTAAGCTGTTCTTTTTGGCCAGTTCTTTTGGATAAACTCTTTCTTCAACATAAAAGTCAGATCTTTTTCTAGGGATCCTAAAGACTGATCAATCAGATTTTATCTAAGTGTTTACCTTTATTAAGAGTCTAACATTTGCATGAATTTGTACTTTCTCGTTAACTGAGTTATTAGATCGTTAGTAGCATTGTTTCGGATGTTTGGGAGTTTTGTGCTGTTCCAAAATTTTGGAATGTTCTTTATTTGGGTCACTACATCATCATCTCTTTTGTATAAGTCTTCTTTTCCATCTACTTGTTCTGGGGAAGACCACAATGGGGTTGCTCCTATAGATCATAATCCATCTTTCTTTGTACAGAAAGCATCTGTGTGAGTTTATCTAGTTTGTCAAACATTCCACCATTCCAGTTTGATGTTTTAATCTCCGAATACTTTCATCTCAGCATCTAAAACTCTACTAATTAGTTGTTGAACTGCCATTCGATTAGCTCCTCTTCCTATGAATTCTATTCCATAATCTGACATGGCTTATATTAAAGAATCGTGATTTATACTTTTCTCTTTGTACCACTAACCAGAACATAAAGCAGCTATAGCAGAGTTTATTGGTTATCAGATTGTTCCGTCTTATTCACCTTCTCACTACAAGAATTCATGTAGATATTTTCCAACTGTTTATTTTGAAGGATTGATGCTCCAATTGGTGGACATAAATTTTTAAAACACTAGAAAATGTTGTTATTTGTTGAAAAACAAATCAGCATCATCACCACATAACCATTTTTGAGTTATATCAATTTTTATTTGTGTTTATTCCTGTATTATCTACTAAGCTGTTTAGATGTAAGCAGCTGATAGTAAGGTATTATCTCTCATGGTATTTCTAGAACCTGAATACATACCTGAGTGAAAAGTTATCAATTCTCCACCGTAATTTGTTATTTTATTCAGTGTTATGTTGGCGATCTTCTAAGAGATCAGAGCTTTGTGCATCCCGACTTCTAGTTTTCCA